CAGTCACTGAACTGTACTGATTGTACCCAACTGAATTGCGTGTGGAATTCAACTTCTTCAATTGCTGCCTAGCCGCAAGAGAGGAAGTTTTACGCCTCATAGTGCTCAAATCGACATTCAGGGGGTTGCTCTTTATTTCTGCAAAGAGTCTCTCTAGACCCAATGCCCTAGAATAATTCAGTGGTTTTTCCGTATTTTGAAATACCCATTCTATAATCTCACATTTTACTTGAGAATACTCCTTCAAAAACCATCGCGGAAAAACGTCATAAGCACACACATTTTCTCCATCTACCTTGGCGGTTACAACTGCCCTCTGAAAAGCGTCTTTCCTCTCTTGCATGCGATCCCACTCTTCTTGTAGGTGGGAAGGACAGACATCCGATAAAGATCTTCCATCAGAATATATCTTCATATACTCCAAACCATCCTCGTGGAAGGATGGTTTATAGTCCCATGTTATAAATTGATTCCCAGTTTTATGTTCCCACACATCGCCATCATAATAGTACCCCAAGCATTCTTTCTTGGAATCTAAAACAGTAAAAACATTACTCACTCTACTCTCTCTTTCTCTTGAACTTGAAATTTCCCCTGCGGTATTCATCAACCTGAAGATACTCTCCGGGGGCGCGCCTTACTTCCTTGTTTATGAACTTAAGCGCTGTCCGTTCTCCGGAATAAACAAAGAAATCACTTGCCCTCTGCACTACGTGATCAAACTTGTACTGATCCCAGTCTCGATTAGTCTCTTTTGCCCTGATATAAGTATAGAGGCGGATCCAAAACAAATTGGTATACCTCGACTCATAAAAATCCCTCCTCATCATAACACGTTCCTCGACCTTTGTCAAGCTAATACTTTTGCCGTTCCTAGTGCTGACTTCTTGGGTGCGCATCTTGGGGAACGCCCTTACAAAAGAATTGTAGAAGTTTCGCACGTGAACCTTCAGGGTAGGAATGTCTAGGAGCGAAGATTTATAATAATATTCTGGAAACACTGTCTCTAAATTAATGTTGTAACTTTTCATAAATTATGTCATGGCGTTAGATCCAACATCTGCTATTAGGCGCCAGGGCGCATTCATATCTACTGCAAACCCATTTCGACTGGCAATCTCGCGGTACAATTCAAAATTAATATCATTTACAAATTCTAGTATCTTCTTGGGATCGTCGCCATGATCCTTCTCTGCAAACTCTACCACCAATCCGCTCACAAGAGGAGAGGAATATTTGCTGGCAATGTATTCTGTCTTAGTAAACGGAATTGCTAGCGAAGTTCGGTCTATTAGGCGAGTAAAAGCAATCACAAAATCATCAAAATCACCTATGTCCACAACGCGAGAAGGATCGGACATAAAGGGGAGCAAAAAACTATTATAATAATCGAGCACATATCTATCATAATTTGTATTGATGCTGATCCAAGATCGTGTTGGTTCAAACCGATCCATGAATGGGGTGCCATCTCTAACAACAAAGTGCTTTTGAGTTTCTTGGAAATCCATATCCCTTCGAAAGGACTCATATGCATCTGCCACAAAATTGAGAACGAAATAAGTTTCATCCTCTGATCGCAGTTGTTTCATGAATGCTTCTGAGGGGTATACCACATCTCCCTGCCGATCAACCCTGCCAAAGAGCATCTCATCGTACCAGAAATCAATTTTCCTATAGTCCTTTATGCCGGCGGGATAGTGATTGATATACTCCTGCCTTTGTAGGAACAGTTCCTTCGTCAAACTATCGTTGGTAGCAAAAGTAATCTTCATCTATGCATTCCCCCTCACTCCTCCAATATATCATCAACATACACTTCGTTTGCTGCGGCATTTGCTGCTGCATTCGCTGCGGTATTGTCCCCAATTTCCACAACCGGATCTTGCCCAACGGGTGATCCGAGAAGCGGATCTGGAAGATACCCATAGTTTTGAAAAATGCACCTTAAATTAGTTTCCAACTTCCCGTCACTAACAGTTGTAGAAACTTTCGTAATTAAATAGAACCCGCCAATCCCTAATTCCCGGGCAATAGAATATCTCTCATGACTAGTCCCCAGCCCAATGTTAGTGGGATTGATATAAACATACTGTCCGGGCTGAAAAAACCCACTCCCGAATACCTTTACACTAGCATTGTACGGTTCTTGGATAATTCCCAATCCATTCCCTCCCACATTATATGCTCTCATAATGTTGGCATCTCGAATCCTATTGTTCGCCTCCTTCTCCAAATCGATTGTTTTGACAATTCCTTTGTCTGCGCCAATGTATAGGTGATAAAGTCCCTCTTCTGCATTCTTTGCCTCGTTCACCTCTTGAGACGCAAAAGGCAGGCGCGAGACATACAGGACAAAGTATTGCTTATTATCATCCTCAGAACCTACGAGTTCGGGCACTATGGGGGTCGGACTGATTAGAAATGTGCTCTCCCCATTGCGGGGATCTACCCTTTCCACATTCATGACTTTTGGTTTTATGTGCCTGTTGAATCCGCCCACCACTCCTGCCTTCACCTGTGTCCTCTCTTTGAGAGCGCGCTGTAGATCTTTACTGATCTGACCGCCGGATGCAGACTGGAGGGCGCCAACCAACAACTTGGTCGTAAGTGAGCGGACAAAATTCTTGAAAGTAAAAACGCTAGCGTCGTTATTGATAACCTCGTCAGTGAACCACTGTGTGTATGCCTCAAAAGATATGGGTATATAAGCCAAATTGCGGCGGACCCTGTAACTTGCATTTGAAATGACTCTTCGCCTTGCCAAGTCTGCTATCCGATTATTCTCTTTTGCCTTGGCAGATCTCTGTTCGTCACTAAGACTTGAGTCGTCCTCGTCGCTGTCGAGGGAGACGTTATCCTCCCTGTTTTCCCCAATCGATTTATAGTCTAGAAAAACCATGTCTCCTAAAACTATCTCAAACCTATCAACCTCGTTTGCGTCATGCAGTGGGAGCGTGCCGGCATAGAAATCTATCAAGGTACCTAGATAGAAAAATGGCACTCTCTTATTCCCCTCTTCCTTGGCGACACTAGTCCCAAATCCAGGATTAATGCTTGAGAGAATCTTCGTGGAATCTACCTTATCCTCTTCGGCATCCTTGTCTCTCGTACTAATTCCAGCAACCACATCGGGTGCTGCGGTGGCGAGATTAATTCCCGGTATAGTTCCCTCAGTGTGACCAAGAGTCCTGCAACTTACCTTCCCAGTCCCTTTGAGAGGTAGCGTGCCATAGGCATATAACTGCTCAGGCACATCCACATATAACAGTTGGTTGGTTTTCACCAAGTGCTGCGTAAATTTGCCATACATAGAGACCTTCAGTCTTCTCGCTAACTGCTCAGACTCTTCCGCAAGTTTATCTATCTTCTCCTGGAGTTCTGTCGCTGCCTTGTCTAGATTATTTTGTTGCGGCGTAGATAAATTCGCATTCTCGGCACAACTAAATGCACCGTATGGACTATCAATAGAACTTTGCATTGCTTTGATCTGTTCTTTCAGTTCTAAAAGTTCTTTTTGTATTTGATTGTTTTGACCATCTGCATCTAAATTGAAGAGATTTGCACTATAATCATTCATAATATTTTCTAGGCGCGCAACGTAACTAATTTGCAGATCAATTTGACCCGTATCGCGAAAAGAAAACTTATGGTTAACTAAGGTCAGATCTAAATTTATACGACTCTGGTTTACTGCCGTCTTGAACTCGGGAGAGAGGGTGCTGTTTAGTCCGTATTTCCACCCCACTTCTACCATTAGGGCAAATTTACGGTCAGTTGCTGGTCTTGTCTTTGGATCTTGTTCCCACTTTTTGATCTGCTCGTATCCCAAATTCTTGACCAGCAGGTCATCCACCTCGGGGTGTCCCGTGGGACATCCGCGCGGTATAGAGTTACTCTCTATGTTTGGGACTATCAAGTCTTTCCAGTTGACGGTGCCGTCTTCGTCTATTCTCGCGCTCCTAGCTAACTCGCTTATGGATTGAAAGTGTAGGTTCAGAGTTGCCATGAGAGTTCGTGGTGCGCTAAACAAGTTGGTGCCAGTCGTCTCCCAATCAAAAGACTTGAACCCTACTCCCTGACCCATTGAACTATTTAGGATCCGCTCCTCCTCTCCCACCTTGTAACTCCACTTGAGGTGATCCATGAACTCAAACTCTTCTACACCCCCTACGCTATTTTTCTTAAAGATTCGAAAGTAAGGGGTGAGTTGACTTAGTTCAAAGGGCGTTGCATTCATTAGGGGTTGTAATCTCGAACTGGATGTAAGTTTATTTAATAAATTCCCTTTATAGTTAGAGACTAGCAGGATATTTTTGAGTCTAGATGGAAGTGGTCTGCCATCTAAGTCAGAAAATGCCAACAAATTTAGCGATATATAGTTCTGGTCAGTCTGCTTCTCAAGCATATCTCGCCAGCTTTCATCTTCATCCGTTACGGTCCCTTCTTTCTTTTCGGCAACAGTCTTAGGTTTCTTAGACGGCATGCCTCGCCTGCCCTTGGCGCCGTTTACCTTATTTTCAAATTCGATATTAGCATTATATACTTCATTGTCATGTTCGTCTTGACCAATCAGTCCTTGTGCGAGATTTATTTCGGCATCGCTCAGTTTCTGATCTCTCTTCTCTGTGAAGACTTTCAGTTCTGCTTGGTAGTATTGTTCCGCAGTCAGTCCGCGCCTGTTTAGGCGGCGCCTAGGCTTTGTCCTCTTCTTGGGACTTCCAACAGAAGGCTTATCGCGACCCTTTGGTTTCTTATCCGCCACTTGCTATTCCTCCCCTTGCGCCCTATGACCCTCTCATGAACAAAGGCAGAACAGCGTCCAATGGGAGAGGTACTTGAATAATTTGACCCGTAGAGATATGAGACTCTGTGGGAGATTGATTATACCACGCAACAATCCACCATAAAGTAGGATCACCATAATATTGGTTTGCTAACTTGAAGAAGCGATCTCCGACTTTCCAAGTATAGTCAATTTCCTTAATGTTACCAGTCTCAATTGGCGTAGGAAAAGACATAGATGGAGTCTTGTATTGGCGTATAAAATTTACACCCCTCTTTTTCAGCAGTGCACGATACATTGGTGCATTGTTGATCGCAGCACTCCTATTGTCATATCTAGATGTCATAGACTATCCTCCAAAAAATTGCTTCACATCTTTGGCGGGTTGAAGAAGTTTATTCGCACGAACCTCGACGCGGCGGAGAATAAGATCCTTTTGCAAGTCTAAGTAAGATTTCCAATCAGCCTGCTCTACATATGGCGCCACTCGTTTGCCGGTTATAGGATCGAACGGAGCATTATCTCCGCCATATGGAAATCTCGTTGCCTTGTCACCAGCATCTCTTGCGTTCCGAAGTTTGGGATTGTTCGACCCGTCCATTTCCCAACCCAAGGGAGTGTCATGTAGGACCGTAAACGTTATCTGTGCTTCAACCACTTTGGGATAGAGAGAACCATCATAAGAGACGTTGCCACTTCTTGTTGGATCGGTACTGCTCCAACTTTTGTAGTTGTTGGTGGCGCGCGTTACTTGCGATCCATCTCCAGTAACGACTCCTGGATCGAAGACACCATGCTCTAGTTTCGGCGCATAACTAAACCCCTCTATGATCCCGGGTAGTCCCGCATCGGCGGCGGGTGCATCAATTGAGTCATGACCCGGCTTCATAATTAGGTTGCCCATCTTAATCTTGAAAATGGGACCAGAGCGCATAGTTGTTGCTCCGCCGGCGCCGTTGGTCGGAGTATCATAAACTGGATATAGAAATTGAACTAATCTATTCATCTTTGCCAGATTCTCTTTCGCTTCTTCAAGACCAGAGGATGGTACGGACCATGCCAGCGTTATTACGCGCCCAGTTCTCTTGAATGTGGCAATCGGGTCCATCCTACCAAAAACAGATTCCTTGTTGTATTCCGTATTATAACTATCCTGAAAAGTATTAACGAAAGATTTAAAGAAAACATTTAACTGAGTTGGAACATGCAAAATTTCGATAAACTGCCGCTTCTTGTTTGCCAGATTGTCTGTTGCACTATTGTAACTACCATAGGGTCCATTCGGGGGACTGACTGGGGTACTGCTGACATTGAAGACATCTCCGGTGCCGTGCACAAGACCTGCATCGCCCTTCTTCGAGGTCTCTCTGGTCTCATATTCAATCTTTTCGCCCTCAGCAGTACTTGTACCCAAATCTGCCACTCGAAGATCGCTACTGTCTAACTGGATGCTTCCTGCCATGTCTAGTTCCTCCTACTTACCCATCCTATCCTGGGATGGCAAGTCTCCTTGCTCTCTTGTTAACTGTATCTATTACATATTCTGCTAAAACTTTTCCGTCTAATTCCAGTACAACCCTGGAAGAAATTCCGCCTTTGCCACCTTGTCCAGAAGTTGCAAATGCAATATCTCCAACTTGGTCTGCCACTTCCTTGAGCGACTCTGCCCAACTATCAGTAGACTCTATCAACTCGTCGAACATCTTTATAAAAGATCCTGGTTTCAACCCTATCTTGAATCCGTCATTAATTGATTTTCCGAGTTTTATGAATGTTTTCGAAGGGGAACCAGTATTTAATACATCGGGGCTTTCTAATTTGTTGATGGCATCTTTGGTCGATCCGACGAGACCATCGTCCATCGTCTTGGCAAAATTCTTGCCCTCCATTTGGGCGGCGTCGCCGGCACTCTTGAGTGCGTTACCTAACTGCCGTGTCATAATATTGCCGAATGTGTTGTCCTGATTCGCCATGTGTTGTCCGATGTTCGACATCGCCTGACCAATTGGTTTTATGATTAAATCGGCAATGGCCTTTCTAACGGGAGTAAAGGTTGGACCTTTTATGTATTTAACAAATTTTTTGACCCCTAGTTTGAAGTTTTCTTGTGCAGTCTCACCCGTGAAGACATCTTTCATTCCTGTAAATTCTAGAATAGTATCCTTTATTTGCCCCTTTAGTTTCTCCATTGCTGCGTCTGCTTCTGGACCGCCCTTCTTGAATGCTTTCCAGAATTCTTTTAGGTTCCCTTTCCATTCTTTGATCTTCAGCGTCAACTCTCCGCCGGTACCGATAAGTTTCTTAAACCACCTTATTCCTATTGCTATTCCCGCCGCCATCAAGTCCCCTATAAATCCAGTCAACTCTCGGATGCCCTTGCCAAGAGGAGCGCCTGGTCTCAATTGTTTGAAGAGTTCTCCGAAAGCTTTACTAAACATCTGCATAAGTCCGGTATGGGCGAAGATGGAAGTAAAGAGCATTCTTAGTTTTTCAGTGATAGATACCGTTGACTTGACCATCCTATTGTATGCTTTCTGATCCTTCTCCCTCTTCTTAGCTTCACGGCGTGCCTTGCGCGCTTCTTTTCCTGATGCGTTCATCATTTGCGCCAATTGCGCCTCGTCCATTCCCATCTGTTCCGCAATCGCCTTCCTCTCAAACCTTTCCATTTGATCGAAATTCTTGCCTGCCATTTCAAGGGATCCCTTGAGGGCACTTATCCTCTCGTTCTCTGTCATGTTCATCATTTCGAGAGTATTCAAATAGTCGCCTCCTAACAGGGCGTTTAGGTTGCCAACTGCGCCTGCTGCACTATCGAACGTATCAAACTTTCCTGCTACACTCAAAAGGGTGTCCAGCGCCAGACCACTTGCCATGGCAGTTGCTTCCAAATCTTTAAAGACAGATATCATTTTCGGACCATGCGCCATCAAGACTTTAGAGGCAGACATAAAGTCGCTCGACATCTCTGGCACTGTCTTACCGAAGGCGGAGGCGGATGCTGCTAACCCCTTCCACACCTTAACTCCCTTCTTCGCTGTCATCCCCATCGATCTAGTCAGAAAGTTCATTCCCTTTCCGCTTTCGCCTGCGCCGAGACCCACTCTTTCTAGTTCCGCGGACATACCTATGAGCGATGTCTTAGCTTTTTCATTCATAGAGGTAAATGCAGTAAAAGAACTCGCCAATCCGCCTGCGGCGGCAGTTGCCTGCTCAATATCCACGCCCATTCCGAACCTAACTGCTTTGCCTGCGGCGCGGGCAGTCTTTCCGCCGTCCGCGATAGTAGCATTCATCTTCGATATTGCTTCATCTATCCTGAAAAAATATTCAATTGACTCTTTCCATATGGCGCTAGCGAGAGACTCTAAAATATTCATCGGGTGCACTGCGGACAAGACACTATCAGCCAAGTTTCGAAACAACTTCGCAGTACCCTTCGTAAAACCATCAAGTTTTACCATGCCTTTCCATGCATTAAAAATTTGCTTCGACATGCCACCAGCCTTGCTGGTGGATAATCCAAATTTTGTCCCTATGCTATCCACCAAGGCGTCGGTTGTCTCTAGACTTTTTGCTTCACGACCAATAGACCTGCTTCGTTTATCAATTGCTGCTTGCTGTTTGGCATACGATGCCTCCTGGTTACGTGCGGCTTCGATGCTCTGATCAAATGCTTGTTGGTCGATCACACCAGATTTCTTCAATTCCTTGAAGCGCTCAACCTCTAGATCAATAAGTCGTTGCCTAAGTTTCAGTTGTTCCCTTAGAAGTTCGTTCTCTTGTTTCGCTTCATCTAATCTGCCATCGCCCTGAATCTCTTTTATTTGACTCTTCAGATCTTCAATCTGCGACAGTAGCCTGGATCTTTCATTGTCAAAATCTGCCATTACTTATTCCACATTACCCTTTGAAGGGCCATTTTAGTCCCGTCGTTCTTTGAAATTTCTCAACTGCCTTGTCTAGCAAAGTTTTATTTTTATATGTTGATGGACTATCTAATCCGTTCTCTTTCCAAGAAGTAAGGTACCTCTTCTCGTTCGATAGTACATTTGCGAAACTCTTTATCTCTGCTTCGCTTCCCTTTACTTTCAGGGGCAACAAAGAACCCTTATAAAGGGACGGCATGATCCATCGCAGTAGTCCGCCGAACATAAGCCACCACCCTTCATCCAATTTCCCTTCCTGATCTCGTGCCTTTGAAAAGTCAATCACCACCTGACTAAGATCTTTCTCATTTTCAACCATTGAAACTCCTCCGCTACCAATAATTAGTATACATATCAAAATAAAAGAGCACCGATGGTGCTCTTTTATTACTTCCTACCCTTGGAGGCTTCTGCCTCCATCTCCATCTGCTCGACCAGTCTCTTGGCAAACCAAACCCTCAGTTGAACCGGAAGGTTGTATGCTTCGAACAAACTCCACCCACCATAATACTTGAGAGAGTGAAACTGCTCATATACTTGCTCCATATATTTAGGAGTCAGGCCAAAAAAACCGAGGGGAGATGGGCACCTCCAAGTCCTGTTCGTATCCACAATCTTCACAGACGAACTCCTGTGTTAAATTAATATTAGGCGTCAACTTCTTGAATATCTTGCGCAAGTGCCTCGAATCAGATGCTGGCATACCCCTAATAAAATTGTCAATCTCAAAAGAATCAGTGACGCCATTAACAGAGACGGTCACCCTCTTAAAGTGCTCTGTTAGAGCATTTTCCGGAAGTTTCTTTTTCCTTCTCATCTCTGCGGAACGGGTTATATTAGATTCATCTTTGCCATTCAGCAATCTCACCTCGATAACTGCACGCGATTTAGGTAAAGTTACGAGATAATTAGATCCGCCACCGTATTCTACACCACTGTATAAATCTTTGCCCTCGTCACTGTCAAGATCTATGGGTTCGTGAGGCGGGCACAATCCCAAGTCAAATCCATAATCCTTATGTGCAAAATCACACAAAGGACATGTCACTTCTGTCTCATAAATGGGACCATAGGCACTAATTCTAGCGGCAACTAGCAGTGCGTTCCTATCTCCCACGAGCAACTCCTCCGTCTTAATAGATTTGTCAACAATCAAACTTCGAAGAAGTCTATCGAAAAGGACGCCTTTCTTGAGGTATGATTCTGTCGTAAGAATATCCTCTTCCTTCGCCGTCATCTCTTTCATCTCTATTTCCGATACTCCATGAAGAGAACTGTCCTCTGGATAGAACTTTCCTTTAGATGGTAGATCGACCAGTTCAGTGGGAACAACATACGATAGTTGGTTAGGGGAATCTTGTGCCATATTAATTACAGGCGGAACGTCTGCTTCGGGTTGCTTCGCTCCTGGAGCGGGCATCCCGAGACGACTCTCGTTATTTCTTCTTGTCATTAAAACCTCTCTTTATCTTCTCTGTAGTAGTGGAATATCGAGGATTAGGGATTGAATGTTTCTAATTCAAACCAATCAAACCTAATTTCCAGACTGATAGTCATCAGATCTTCAGTCTCGTAATCCAAGTCACCACCAAAATTGACCATGGAAATCCATGGATTTTTAAGTATAGTGCGCTCGATGGTATTGCCATCGCCATCTAACATGACAATGACAGCGTTATTCATGGCACTAGTACTAAGCCTCTTGCTGTTTGTGCTCGCCATAGTAGTATCGGCGCCCACAGAATCCGTAATAGTTGAAGGCAACTGATAACCAGAGTCCTGTATTAGTTTGAACAATTGTTCGGTAGAATGAGGATTCGCTGGGTCAACCAAGTCAACTGTGATCTTTTCATAAGTCACGCTGCCAGGATAGTAGAACGTATGATTAAGAAACTTATGCTCTGCTTCGGCAATATTCATCTGAGGTTTACTAACCTTCTTACAAATATAAGAAATATTCTCCGACAATCCGGCGACTCCCAATTGGAGTACCCATCTAAATGATCTCTTGGGATCTGCTACCTGTGCGTCTTTCCAAAATGGCATGCTTTAATTTCTCCTCTTTGCTCCAGCGTTATACTATAATTAGTAAATACTTTTATTTTTTAGTCCTCAAATCCTGCGCCCGTCTTAGTAATAACAAAGTCAAGGGCAATAAATTCAATTGCACGTGCAGGTTTCAAGAAAATCTTAGCATATAAGATGTTCCTATCAACGAGATCCGGCGTTGTGGTGGTCTGGTCTAGCACCACCTTATAGTCAGTCAACCCCAATCTCGTCTGGATGCTTCCTAGGAAAGGATTGACCTGACCCAAGAACCTATTCCAGGTAGGATTGAC